ATTAATTCCGTTGAAATTAATACTAATAAAGATCATTACTCTCAAATGGCTATCCCTAATACCTATCGTTCAAATACAGGTACGATTATCTTTAAACGTATGGATGCTATGAATCGTATTTCCATCGAAGGATTCACTGCGGAAAACGAATATTGTGATATTCTATCTGGTTCGGGTCCTCAAGTTACATCGATTGGTCCTAAATCATTAGGAACTGGTATTTGGGATATGAGTGAATTGACTTATAATGTGGGTGATATTCTAGCTATTCGTATTCATGCCGATATTGTTGAAAACAATGATAAATCTGTTATCGTTGTATATGAACGTCATAATGGTGTTGATCGAATTGTTGGTATGCGACTTCTTGATAAATCTTATTCAAGAAACCCTGAAGATAAGTTAGATATTCCATTTATCACTGGTCATAACCAAGGTGCTCATTATATCGTTAAATTAATGAATACTCGAGATGTTGGTTTAGGTGATCTTGTTACTATGACAATCGATGGTCAATCAGGACTACCAATCAATACGTTACATAATAACTATATGGGTGGCGTAGTGAATTCATTGTCATTTATCAATATGATTAAACCAGCTAATCGAACATTCTTTACAACAGAAACATGTGTAAATGATGGTAATATACCAGTTATCTTTAATAGTATTGGATTTAATCATAAACCGAATGATGATCGTACCCAATGTACAATCACAACACCAAGAAAAGTTAAAGTATTAACTTCGGTTGAATTTAGACTATTTACTCAAGTCCCTGTTGATGAAGGGTATGAGTATAAATTTATTGGTGTAGGTCAAGAAACTAAGGAACTTTCTTCTATATTAACAAATGGGTGGAAGTCTGTTACTGTGAATAACAGTAATGTGTTGGATGGTTATACTATTAAAGTAGCTAAACAACGAACAAACGTTTCTATAGAATTACCAAGAAAAGGTAACGTGGCTTATTCGTATATAGATAAAAATAACGAGCGTCACCTTATCAATCTGGTGAAGAATAACAGATATGAGTATTCTATAGAAAGTAGCGTTGAAAGAACTGAAATTGTGACTGACATACCATTTGATAGTACACTAACCGTTTATGTACCGCATCGATGGAGTGCGGGTAATGGTCAAATATTTAGGCACGTTACAATAACAGATAAGGATACAGGAACTGTAGTTTATACTTCAAACAACAGTGACTGGACTAATACTGGGGATATAACTATATTATTTGGCGAAAATGTTGGTGGACATAAAAACCATGGTAATGGTTTAAACATTAGAATGAATACTAAGAGAAACCTCAGATTATCAATCGATTAATGTTTATAATAGAGAATACGGATTCGTTCCGTATTCTCTATTCTTTTTCTGATTTTTCATAGTCTTGGTTACAAATATATATTATTCGAATGAATACATTACTGATGTATTCATTTATCTTTATATTACAAAGGAGGAGACTAATGGGAATCAATAAATCAGATTTGTCATTCTCAAAAGAATGGGTATCTGAAATGAAAACAAAACTTATGCGAACCTATCCATCAATGTCAGAATCAGATATTGAGGAGAAACTATATCGCATTATTAATACAAGAATGAAGGATCATCCTTGTTTATTAGATAATAACTATTTAGGGACATCCAGAGATACAACCCTATTAGCTATGACAGAATTCTTTGCTAAACAGAAACCAATTTTAGCAGGATATGGTGTATTATTTAAACCCCATGATAAATCAGCCAATGCTTCAGCTGGGCTATTGATTGAAAGTTTGGATAATCGTAATAAGATTAAAGCCGAACGTAAGAAATACCCACAAGGGTCTTATGAATTCCTTGTGAGAGATATTGGTCAAGGGAATGAGAAAGTTATTGCCAACTCATATTACGGTGCCGCAGGTGCTGATACGTCTGTATTTTATAATCTATATGTGGCAGCATCTACAACAGGTACAGGGCAAGCATTGATTGCTACGGCAGAAACTTCATTTGAGGCTCTATTAGAAGGAAATATTAAATTCTTTGATTTAGATGAATGCCTTCTATTTATCGACAGAGTTGTCAATACGGATATGGATATGAACTTTGCCGTATCTAATCCATATTCTGATGATATGGTGAAACGGGTCGTTGATCGATTACTATCTCAGTTCAGAGATGATCAATCCAATAATGATGATTATAGAACGATGTTAACAACGATAGTGTCTAATCTATCTAACTACGATCAACTTCGATTATACTTTAAGAATAACCTATATGTATTCTTACGAGATGTAAGTGAAGTTAAAGAACTTTTAACAATTCTATGTTCCGAAACAAAATCGTTCCGCAATCCAAATAAAGTACCAGAAGAAATCGAAGATACGATTACTACATTATGGCAGTATATCTTCCATAATGTATGTCATATTCACCCAACACGGTCTCGTATTGTTCGAGATAGTCAACATACTCGATTTGCCACAGTGACACAAGATACAGATTCCACTATGGTAACGATTGCCAAATATATGGAACTTATGTTAAACCAAAATCTTACCAATCAAGTAGCTGCTGAAAATGAAGATGAGTTAGACTTCATCTGTTGTAATATCATGGCATATATTTTAACACGCTATTCACAATGTTTCTTAGAACGATATTGTCAAGATGTGAATATGCCAGCAGACCAACATAAGCGTATCAATATGAAGAATGAGTTTTATAACTTAACAATGATATTGACACCAAAGAAGAAGCGATATGTATCATATACACGACTACAGGAAGGTCAATTAATTGATCCGCCCATGGTTAAGATTTCTGGTTTAGACTTTATTAAGTCCACTACCTCTGATGATGTAAAATCATTCTTCACCTCTATTATTCACGATGATATTCTGAATGTAGATGAAATCAATGTAAGTTCCATCATTCGTAAGATTAAGAACTTTAGAGAGATACTTAGAAGTTCATTCCTTAATGGTGAGCTCACTTATTTAAACCTAGTATCCGCTAAAGAACCAGAAGCCTATAAGAAACCATATAGTCAGCAAGCCATTAAAGCAACGATTGTATGGAATGCCGTTGAAAAGAATCGACTCATTAACCTTCCCGAAAAGATATTCATTGTTAAGATGGATTATAAAACGGAGAAGCGATTTAATGATAACATTGACCGATTTGGTGATGTGGCCGATATTATCCGCAAGGAAATATTTGAAAGTCCTATTGGTGAGATTGCTAAAGGTGGTATCACTGTAGTAGGTATACCACAAAATATTGATCGATTACCACAATGGGTAATCGACACGATGGATATTGATACAATGGTAGATGATATCATCTCTAAATTTAATCCTATCTTAGAAAGTTTAGGAGATATTACCCTACGTACACGTTCTGGTACCTCTCATATGAGTAATATTATTGACTTATAGTGAGGAGAGGGCTTTATGAGTAACAAGGGACGATACATATTAACAGCAGTCGAATGGTTCATTCGACTCGGTTTTGGAGCAGTTTGTATCATAATATTATATGGATTATTGAAACTGCTTGATGTTATTTATTAAGGAGACATAATGAATGGATACATTATTATTTACATTTAGAGTTGATGAAATCAACAAAATAGAGTCTGAAGGGAAACGATTCTTTATCCCTGGATGCTCTTGGTGCTATTATACCGTATACGGTAATAAAGTAATTCTGAAAGATATGCAGGATAATCAACTTTGTTATCTAAACGATGTTGAAAATCTTGATATCTTAGGGTTATATGTAAAATCATTACCTGGAACCTATCGAATCCGTAAGGTATGGGAACATCGTGATGATAATAAAGTGAATATGTCATGGATTGGTGCTATGGGTTGGATTCAAGCCAATCGGGTATTCGATATTGATGAAATCTTATTGGATACCTCGGTTCACCCCATTGTGATTCGATCCTTCCCAGAAGATGGTGGTATTATATTGCGATATGATCCAATCGATTCGATAGGGGTTAACATATATAAAGCTACACGTTGGATGGGGGATCAAAAAACGATTCTTGATATGAATAGTAGTGATATTACGCGAATTTTTAGTCTTACTAGAATTTTGGATCCCACGGATATCACACATACAATAGGAGTAAGTCGTAAAGGTGATGGTTCTATCGTTGAGATTCAAATACATATTGAATCATTATTACCATCCGTCTTGAGGCAACAACTTAACGCCGTACTTAAATTCACTCCATACGCAGTTATCGAATCACTCAGTCATACTAGATTAGCGATTTCAGATAGTGATAGAGAACACGAACTTATTATACTGGATATTCCAGAGCTTATTAATTCAACGATTACGTTAGAATATAATGAAGCTACAAAAGTTCTTAGTATGAAATAATATAGAGGAAACTAACGTTTCCTCTATGTATATATTATGAATAAGTTCGTATATCGAAGTTTACAATAAACTATTGTAACATATTTTATTGATTTGGAGGAAATTATGGAAAGTTATGA